TAGAGCCATTACCGCCGCCACCGCCACCGCCTCCAGTATTTGCTGTTCCAGCACTACCGTTCGCAGCAGAGTTTGGCGCTCCAGCGTTACCACCACCGTGTGTTGCAGTACCAGATGCGCCACCGCCATATCTAGAACCACCACCGCCTCCAGCATAACCACCAGAAACACCACTAGATGTTGCAGTTGCCCAAGTTGAATAAGAAGTTGAACCTGCTCCACCATTACCGCCAGGCGAAGAGCCTGAGGCTGGAGAGACACCAACGCCATTTTTACCGCCACCACCGCCTGCTGCATTAACTACAGCAGTACCACCAGCGTTTCCTTGACCAGATGTTCCAGCTCCACCACTTTGGTTATTATAACCACCACCGCCACCAGAACCACCACTATTACCAGCGTACTGAGCATTACCGCCCTTTCCACCACCAATAGCTGTTAATGAATTGAATGTTGAATTTTGACCGTTACTACCACTGTTGTCTGCAGCACCTTGCGTTCCACCAGCACCACCAGCACCAACAACTACACCGTAAGTTTGTACAGTAAGACTAGATTGACCACCAAGTAAACCACCAGCGCCACCGCCACCACCAGCGCCCCAGTTAGCTCCAGTTGCGTTACCGCCACCGCCACCGCCGGCAACAATAAGATAGTCAACTGTTAGGGCAATAGTAGGAACAAAATTTGCAGAACTAGTAAATTTATGATAACGATAGTTGCCTGAAGTTGTAATCGTTCCACCAGAAGGCATTGCGACTACAGTTTTATTAATTGTGGATGAGCTCTGCCCATCACTGTTTGTTACAGAAACACCAATTACTGTACCAGCAGATTGTCCATATATTGTAGAAGGAACTGCTACAGTTGCAGCAGTATCACTTGAAGGTGTTACTGTAACATCTGTTACACTACCACCAGCTGGAGTAAATGAAACTACTAAGCTACTTGTTAAAAATCCTGTACCAGACAAAGTTAAACTATTTGCTGCTGTGTTAACAATATTACCAGTAACAGAGTTAAGGACTGCCACGACAGCAGATACCTTTAACCAACCACTTCCATCATAGTTTTCCATAACTCCAAGCTCTGTATTGAATCTTGTGTATCCAGAACTAGGACTGCCTGGGCGTTGTGCAGTTGTTCCAGAAGGAAGGTCAAATGCTCCAGTTGATGTGTTTGCTTGGTCTGAAACCCCAGCAGGAGTTACAGAGATGTTATCCAAATTGTTTAATAGAACATCACCATTACCGTCAAGTAGTTGTGCGAGTTTTTTTGCGTTACTGTCAGCCATTCTCTATTTCCTAAATTGGTAGATATCTAAATCGCAACGTAGCACCATTAAGAGGTGCAGTTGTGAATGTTAAAGTTGTGCCTGAAATTGTATAGTCCGTAGTCGGCTCCAAGCATACACCGTTTTCAAAAACCATAACTGACTCTACCGTGTGTCCAGTTGTGATTGTAAATCCTGTTGTTGAACCATCTCCTGTTGCACTTGTTGAAGAATAACTAAGAGATAGTTTTGCATTTGTTACTGAGTTATCTAATACAGTATCTATAACATTGTTAGATTCTGCAAGTTGAATAACTTGAATATTTGCAGTACCACTACTTGGAGCAGCAGTAAAAATTATATCTGAACCACTGGTTGTATATGCATACGAAGAACCATATCTTTGATATACATTATCTACAAACACAATCAGATTAGCACCACTACCAGCACTTGGAGTTCTACTTAAACTAAAAGATGCTGTCGAACCATTACCATTGAAAGTATCAATGGCAGGTGAAGATAATGTTTGAGTTGCCACGAGTAACTGTCTACCCATGTAGACAATAGAAGCTCTGTCTGCATTATCTGGTGCTTCAGAAAAAGTGATGTAACCAACACCATTCGTTGTGGTTGCAGTGTAAGAGTATTCAGGCTCTTGAACAATACCACCAAGAACTACCAGAAGTTGGGTAGGATTGGATACAGGATAGTCCAACTGATATGTAGTAGTCGAACCATCACCAGTAATCACCTGTCTGTCAAATGAACCGTATGCTGGTTCTGCACCTATGTATGCCATTTAGTTTCTACCTTTAAATTTCTTAATCATATTTATAATCTTAATCGCTATCTGGCCCACCACCGCCAGGCGATGTACCATCACCAGCTGGTTGTGTAGATACCTCGACCCACGAATTATTTTCTTCATCCCAACTATGGGGTTTTCCATTGTCTGGATAATCAACTGCTGATTTCCATTGAAGTTTATCAGAATCCCATACAAAAGAAGCATATGGTTTGGGTGGATAAAAATTACTACCATCCCAAGTATCTCCAATGCCTGCAAGTCTTTCAGACTCATCTGATTCAACCCAATCTCCAGGCGAATCGTCTATATGTGTATTAATATAATCAGCATCTGCTTCGATTACTTTTGTTACAATTCCATTTAATATTTTTGCGTAATGTGCCATACTATATCTCCTATGCAGTCATGTCGTATCTAATGATTACGATTCCAGAACCACCATTACCACCATTATACTGTGGAGTTCCACCAGAACCACCACCGCCGCCGCCGCCAGTACCATTAGTTCCACCAGAACCATTTGATCTAGCACCACCTACACTTGTGTTGCCTGGGTATGCTCCGCCACCAGAACCACCGCCATGTGTTGCAACACCCGATGTGCCACCACTGTTTCCAGCATAATCAGCGCCATCGGTAGCATTACCACCGCCACCACCGCCAGCATATCCTACTGATGAACCAGTAATTGAATTATTTAATCCAGCCCCGCCTGGGCCACAAAGATGTTGACCATCATTACCACCAACACCACCAGCGCCACCGCCACCAGCACCATATGGATCACCGCCTGGGCCACTGCTACTAGTACTTGAACCGCCACGGTTTCCTTGTCCAGAAGTTGCAGAAGAATAATTGGCTGTAGAATTACCACCACCATTACCGCCGCCTGAACCACCACTGTTTGCGACTGTTGAGCCTGGCAAGCCTGGCCCACCACCACCACCACCGATTGCAGTTGAACCATTAAATGATGAGTTATTACCATTGTTGCCTGTGTTGGCAGTTGATGACCCACCAGAGCCACCAGAACCACCAGAACCTACTGAAACTGAATGTGTTCCAGCTGTTCTAGACTGTCCTGTTAGATAAATGTATCCACCAGCACCACCACCGCCACCGCCGTGCCATGTTGCATTGGCGCCACCGCCTCCGCCACCGCCACCAGCGACTACTAGATAATCTAAAGATAGTGTTGTAGCATTAATAAAGTTTCCACTTGATGTGAATGAATGAATTCTATAATTACCAGAGGTGGTAATTGTTCCACCAGTTGGAACTGCTCCAACTGTTTTTGTTACTGCATTTCCAGAGGGTGTTCCGTCTGAGTTCTTAATACTAATTGAAATTGTATCACCAGCAGTTTGTCCATAAACTTGTGATGGAGTTGCCAATGTGAATGTTCCACTTGAAACTGATTGACCTATAACAGTATGGAATGCTGCACCACCTTCAGAGAATACAACATCCACATCATCAGTATTGTTTGTTACAGCAAAGACTAAGTTAGTAGCATAAGCATTATTAATATCACCTGTGATACTAGATATATTTGGAATTAGGTTTGTTGAAAGCCAACCAGAACCATCATAGTATTCTAATGAACCAGTTGTTGAGTTGTATCTAGATTCACCTGTATCTGGTGAACTAGGTCTTTGTGCAGTTGTACCAGCTGGTACAGTGAATCCACCAGTAGACGTATTAGGTTGGTCTGAAACCCCAGCAGGAGTTACAGATATGTTATCTAGATTAGATAATAGAACATCACCGTTTGCGTCTAAGAGTTCTGCAAGATTTTTATTTTTACTAGCCATTAGTTCTGATACCTTACCATGATTGGAAGTCCACTAGATGGTGCGAAAGTCATCGTCACCACTCCAGTAGATGAATTAACTGAATAGTCCGTAGTCGGCACCATCATAACACCGTTATAGTATACCCATGCACTGTTGGTATTAACACCAGCAGTTGTGAGTGTAAATGTAGTCGTAGAACCGTCACCAGTGAAATTATCAACATTCCAATCTGGGCCTCTACGAACAATACCACGAACACCTAAATGTTTAACTTCAATTTCTGCAGCACTGTCTGGTGCAGAAGTGAATGTAAGAGTTGTTCCAGAAAGACTATAGTTAGTTGTTGCTTTCTGAACAATACCATCAACTATCACCAACAAAGTATTGACATTTGCTGGAGTTTCTGTTAATGTAAATGTTACGTCTGAACCATCACCAGTAAAAGTATCTGTAGTGAAGGTTTTCATCTGTTCTGTCAACTGAGTCGCACCAATCGAATTGTTTGATGGAGTCATGTTGTAAGGGCCGATACCCTTATGAATTACATAGATAGATGCAGATGCTGGAACCGATTCCGAGAAGTTTAAAATTCTTGGACGGTTAGAACTATCTTCATGGACTGAATATGCAACATCAGGCTCTTGACGAATATTATCAAAAAGAACTTCAACATTACCAGCTTCACTGCCAGGAACATCAATACTTAATGCAACAGCATTTGAATAAGTTCCGTGAGCACCAGTAACAGAACCAAATGCACTACCAGTAAAATCCTCTTTAGGAAATGTAGTAGATACTTGGTTTATAAATGGAACACCAATATATGCTTCAGACATTAGTTTCTACCCCTTATGCAACATCTTCTAGAATTGAACATACTACATCACATGTTGATGCAGTTGCGTATACTCTAACTTGATCGTCACCGTTTAACACTACTTTTTGACCTGACACCACCTTCAAAGCACCGCCCGAAGGGATTGGTGCATTTTTTACAATGTGATAAGATGCAGTTCCAGATGAATCATATAACTGAACAGTAACCTGTACAGCAGATGAACCTGTGTTTGCAACGTCAAGTTCAATTAGAATTGAGTTAACGGCAGAACCATTGTTTGCAGTATAGACAGTAGTTGGTGAAGAACTATTAGTACTCACACTTGTCGCAAATGCGTTTTTAAAATTGTTTGCCATTCTGACTTTTTCCTTTTTTATATATTCTTATTTATAACGATTATCCTAGTGCAACACCAATTGCAATAGAAAAACCTTCAGTCGCCATAACACCACCAGTAGTGGGATGTGACATACTGATTCCGTTTTCGTCTATCAATGCACCGTTCATATAAATATTTCTCCACTCTTTGCCACTCTCACCTAAGTCATAAGTGTTTGTTGCATTGGGAACAATATTAGATGTTAAGTCTGCATTGAACGTAACACTATCTGTATCTGCATCACCAAGGGTAATATTACCATCAGCAGTTATATTTCCTGTTGCATGTAAATTACCAGTGACGTTTATGCCCGTGTTACTGGTTGTAAGTTTTGTACTCGAACCATATTGTAGATTAACTCCACTTGTGGAATCAATGTTTAGATTGCCAGTTCCATCATGTTTAATAATGGAATTTGAAGCATCATGGTATAGTTGCAAGTCATCACTTATACCCATCTTAATGCGATAAGTAGATGCACTTGTTGAATCTTCAAAGTCAATTACGTTAGGTAGTAATACAGTAGACAAACCATTTTGCAATTCTTTGATTGCTTCCAATGTATCTGTTACTGCAACACCGTTTACAATTGATGGTAAGTTTGCAATATCACCAATATCAGTAGCAAGTTGATTAAACTCAACTCTCCACTCTTCAAAAGTAAAACTTGCTGGTGCGTTTCTATCTGCCATTATTTTTTATCCACTAATTGCAATAAGAGGTCTTTAATTTCGTGCATCTCACACTTTAGATTATTTATGTCTCTTACTGCACTCCTAAGTTCATCCTTTGCTACCTTTGCATTACGAGAACGTGTAACTGCTGCTTCGTAAGCAGAAACATTTGTATTCACGATTGCACCCGATACTGTGTCACGGGCAAGGTCTGGATGTTCTTTTACTCTTAAATAATCTGTCATTTTATGTTGCCAGTGCGATTGCTCGCAAATCTTTCATACGAGGTGGTTCTGCACAGTTAGTTCCTTGCATTCTAATTTTAATTGCGAAAGAAATAAACTCAGGCAAGTTATTTGCACTGTACTCTCTTTCGATGAAATCATCAAAGTCTACAGATGAGTTAACATTACTATCTGGAGCACCATTAGTATTGAAATATGTCCAACCAATTTCATCAAAATCAGATGCATCATCAGAACGAAGTATCTTATACATTAATTGAATTTCTGCACTATCAAACTTAACTGCATCTACGAATACTTTCAGAGATGTAGCAGGAGTTTTTAATTGTGCCTTACGAGTAATGTAAACTACTTCACCAGAATCACCTTCTGGTTCTGTTGGCAGAACATAATCTGCTGATGGATAAACATCTGAAGATGTATCAATATTATCTAATCTATTTGCAACTGTAACTAAAGTCTTTCTATCCAAATCAATAATTGGTGAAAGGTTCTCTACAGATGAAGTCATCGTAAAGATAAGTTCAAATGATTTGTTACCAGACAATTCGTTAGTTTCATTAACTTGAGAACAAATAATCTTAGGGTCTTCAAAGTAATAGTT